AAGAATCACACACTTATAGGGGACGTAAATGACCTCGTTGGAAGCCCAGCAGGATGGTTCGATACCGAACTCGCTCGAGAGTTTAGCGAAGAGCTTGGACGTAGACTCGTTCAAAACCTTGCCCCCAGACCTGAAGTTCCTACTTTACGTCTATCACAAATGGGTCCGCGCTGCCCAAAGCAATTGTGGGGAAGTATACATCAGCCAGATGTACAAGAGGCCCTCCCCGCCTCCGCAAGAATTAAATTCACCTATGGCCATCTAATCGAAGCCCTCGCAATTGCGATGGCCAAAGCAGCCGGCCATGAAGTCACGGGAGAGCAAGATGAGCTTGTTGTTGATGGTATCAAGGGCCACCGAGATTGCGTCATTGACGGGTGTATTGTTGATGTCAAGTCTTGCAGCAGCATGGCTTTTCAGAAGTTTCGCGACAAATCGATTGCGTCGAACGACACTTTCGGTTATCTGGATCAGCTGGACGGCTATCTATTGGGCTCAGTTGATGACCCTCTTGTCCGTGTGAAAGACAGAGGGTATCTCTGGGCTATCGATAAACAACTAGGAAGGATGTGTCTTTATGAACACAGACTTAGAGAAGACTCAATACATAAAAGAATTGAGGAATATAAGCGAATTGTGGTGCTCCCTGAGCCCCCTGCTTGCGCTTGCAATACAGTCGCCGACGGCAAATCGGGAAATATTAAACTCGATGTCAAAGCAAGCTATTCTTCTTTCAAATACTATTGCTTCCCTCATCTCAGAAAATTTCTCTACGCCTCCGGACCAGTCTACTTGACTAAGGTTGTACGTAAGCCTGACGTTACTGAGGTTGACAAGTACGGCAAAATCGTTTATTGACATTAATTACTATATAGGATATACTTATGGACAAAGCTGATTTGTTTACTGCAAAACAACGTCTCGAAAGTCTTATGAAAGCCTTCAAAAGAATGGCTACAGAAGCAAGAGCCGAAGAGATTGCAAAGTTGAAAGACCTTCTCAAAGGTGAAGAGAAATAATTACCTACTTAAAAAGTATGGAATAACAGATGCGCAATACAACGACTTACTGTCTCAACAAGGCGGCTGTTGCGCAGTGTGTCGAAGACGATCTGATGAATTTAAAACCCGGTTGGCAGTTGACCACGATCATTCAACCGGAGCAGTCAGGGGATTACTTTGTACGTACTGTAATCGAAGAATTGTCGGAAGATACCGAAAAGACTTCAACGCTCACCTCTTAAAAGCAGCTTACGATTATTTAATCAATGAATACCCCGGCTGGATAGTCCCACCTAAAGTAAAGAAAAAGAAATGGAAAAGTTCGTCACTCAAAAAGACCATGAAAAGGCGCGTACGTTTGAATTCTATCGCGGCGTAATCGCTGGATTTATTTCTACTATTCTCGTCTGCCTAGGACTTGCTTACTTCTTCGCATGAACTACGCTAAAATTCTAGAGACTTATTCTTTGGAAGAAATTCTCGAACTAAATGATTTAACTTCCGAAGATGCTCTAGAGTTTCTCATTGATGAGAAGTTTATGACCCTCCCTGATATCCTTCCTGTTGATTATGACTAAACTAACTCATCCAAAATCCCGCGCCGAAAGGTTGCGTATTAAAGCCAAGAAAGACAAACGTGAAAAAGTCGATAGAGCACTTGCCGTCAAACGACGGATTGAACAAGAAGCTCTCGAACAAAAGGAAGTCCTCAATGAGTTCCGGCGAAAAGTTTATGCCACGGAAGAAGGCTCGGACTATTGAAGCCGCTATTCCATACCAAACTCTTGAAGATCTTATCTCAGCCCATCTCTATGCGATTTCTTACGTCAATAATGACGAAGATATCACAAGCGTGGAGTTTCCGAAGACCATCGATCGTAGCAGCCCGGTGGCCATTAAATTTACTATCAAAAAAGAAGGACGTAAGACTACCTAAGATGCCTAAAAAGAGGGACTACAAAAAGGAGTACGCTGATTATCATGGTACACCTGAACAAAAGAAACGACGAGCGGACAGGAACCGTGCGCGTCGTCATGCAGAAGCTGACGGTCGTGTACACAAAGGTGATGGTAAAGAGCTTGACCACGTCGGGTATCACAGGAAAGGTCGACTCAAGAACGTACCAACTCGTGTTGTCTCTCGTACAGCTAATCGTAAAAGGCAACCACCGAGGTCCTGACTAATGGAGTTTAAAGACTTCGAATACCCTCATGAGTATTACGAAGCACTTCTTAAGCGTAACCGTGTAAAAAACGCTAAGGCTAAAGAAGAAGCTAACAAAAATACTTATAAGCAATTAGAACTATATATAAATTCATTAGGACATTAAGTCCCAATAAAGGAAAAAACATGGATGACAAGAATTATGACTTGGTTGACCGACCGGATGATCTGGTCACTGGAGTGGATGCTGAAGCAGCTACTCTCGTTCCGCTTGTGGCTGGAGCCGATGGCACCCTCGTCGCCGCTCGTACTGTTGGAGACGAAGTCTCCGAAGGTGAAGTTGTCGGTTACGTCCAGACGGACGAAGACATCTGAAATCGTAACTCCGGTTATGCCTTGAGCTGACCGGTAAACTCCCCCTCTGTACATGGTGAAAGCCCGAAGCAGAGGGGGTTTTCTTTTGGTGAGTTATGAAAACTTGGATTGAATGGAACATTCAGTATACAGAGGCAATGGCCCTCAAGCTTGTTCCTGAGTTAAATCGTAATGAACGTAAACAATTATATAAGAAGTATGTAGTAATGAATAATTCTCACTCCCACACCTGTTCCGGAACTTTTAATATTCCTGTAATGTTCAATGGTTCTAATTCTTTAGTCAGCGAGCAGTGTGCTGCTGTCACGCCCAAATCTGTTGGGTGGTTTAACCAAAAAGAAGGGAATAATCCCATGCGTGCCTATTCCGAGACTTACGCCGTCGCCCCGACCGCCATCGCTTCGATCAATGTGCCCTCTGACGAGGCCAAGAAGATCGACTATCTGAATGGCCGTGCGCGCGACATCCGCAACACCTTCCGCGATACGACCATTCGGAAGATGTTCCATTTCGATGGCCAGACTCTGCCTATGACGTATCGTCAGCTGATCGACGCGATCAAGAACGATGAGTTCGAGATCGACGAGAAGCGTGCGAAGCGGATCGACGCGCGGTTCGCTGAATACCAGAATGGCGATGAGTCGTGGTTCGACTATTCGGCCTTCGATGGTCTGACGTTCACTGGTTTCCCGGAGCCCGACAAGGACGGCTACGCCGCTGCTCAGAAGGAGCTGAAGGCGGAGTACCAGAAGGTCAAGGATGCCATCGCGATCCTCGACGCTGAGACCGCTCTCGCCGCCGTTCAGGCGTTTGAGGAGTGGAAGCCCAGCAACGCTCCGACTCTGCACTAACCGTTACGTTTCGGGAACCGTATAACCCGGTAATAAGCTAGAGAAGAACCCTTAAGGGTCCCTAGCAGACAAAAGAAAACCCCCTTGCCTTCGGGCTTGGGGGTTTTTTCGTGTCGGTACTAGAAGTTAAGTTCTTATTTCACTGATATGGATTAATCTGTTGGTAGTTAGGAACATCCTGAGAAGACGTTGGAGAATTAAAAGCTCTCTTGAATTTGTCCCAATCTAATCGAGCTTGAACATTCCTTGCTTCTACCTCGCCCATTGTACGACGATACATTTCGTATGCTCCGTCTTCATGTTTTTGAATAAGACGTTCAGCTTTAATAATATTTCGCATACGATCTACTTCTAGGGGATATTTATTTTCAAAATCTCGGACAAGAGATTCAGCTTCTTTTGGGATCTCTCCATCCATATCTTTTTCAATAATACGTCTAAAGTTATCAAAACGTTGTTCAGTAATAAGCTTTTTTCTAATCTCTGGTTCTATTTCTTGTTTAACAGCTATTAACTGTTCTTTAGCAGAAGAAATCATCGAACTAGTAAACATTTTAGGACTACTGCCGTTTACAAATCCTTCATGATATTGAATAGCATGTTGGACTTCATGCATCAAGGTACTATGAAACTGCTCAGGCTTTAACTCAGCCATTCTAATGACATTGTTATTCCAGTCATAAGAACCGTAATTTCTACTTCCTTTTTCAACCGGAGCTATTTCAATATTCTTAAGAAAAGGGTAAGCATTGAAAAGATCAGGGTGATGTAGAACATCCTTTAAGAGAGGCTTAGCAGACCATTCCATTGTATCATAATTAAACTCAGCTGGTTTAATAGAAACAACTGGAGCGTCTTCACCCCATTTAGTTTCTTTTAACAAATCAGCTTTAAGATTACTTTTACTGTCGTCTATTTCATAACGCCAACGTCCATCCGCTGATTTATAAAACCCAGTCTTGCCGTAAATCTCATCTGGATGAACTCCGTCCCCAGCCATTTCATTGGCTTTGTTTAGGAGTTCTTTATTAACTGTCTTACCTTTAACACCAGCAAAACTTCCGAGAGTTCCGTCAGCCATCTTGGCTGCTACAGGCGCAGGTCCGAAAACCATCATGCCTGCTAGGTCAAGGCTTTGTTCAATAGCTTGTTGGCTATCAGGAGCAATCAATCCTTGGGAGACTTTCCCCGGAAGAGTAAAGGCTTTACCTGCGGATTCAACAATTCCTTTGACAATATCCGTCATTCGAATGTTAGACAATGCCTTAGGTATAGCCATCCAGTCAGCAGGTTTCTGGGAAGATTCCTGCCGTTGAGTTACGTCTAAGGTACTCTGAGCTTCGACATCTCTCCAATCAATTGTCCCGCCAGCCGGCTGAACCGGCTCGGTGGGAGTTATGATAGGAATTTCGTCCTGAGGCCCTCCGGGCGTCTCTGGAGCGTTTTCATCACGTTTGGTTATATAGACCCTAGGCAAAGGTTTAGACGCACCAGCGGGCTCCGTAGGCTCTTCTACGGGCCTTCCAGTCTCTAGTGCATACTCATCTTCGTAGACCTTACCATCAAAGGCAATAGGCATTATCGCTTACTCGCTCCATAGCGTCCTTCAAAAGATCGGCTACGATCGATTTCTTCCAGCATGCGGGCAGGAATTCCACGAACGCTAGTCAGGTCAGCTCCGATACTCCGAAGACTTCGAAGCATGAATACTTCTACATCTTGTCCGCTAGCTTCAGCAACGTTCTTATAATTTTTAAGATTATCATTGATTGTTGTAATGGAGTTTTTAGCTCGGACGTAATAAGAATCAGATTCCCCTTGAGTCATGATACTTCCGCCTGAGTTACGTTTACCCGGCTGAGGTTCATATTTGATTTCAAATTGTTTATTATCACTATTCCAACCAAGACGAATATTAGGATTCTCTCCAATGCTAGCGAGATTATCTACTTCTTGTTTAATAAGATGTTTACCGAGAGTATCTTCGGTCCATTCTCTATAATTTCTCCAAACTTCAGGATTAGTCTCTCCAAGTCTTTTCATTTCTTTAGTAATTTCAGGAGAAGTCATTTTCTGGAAAACAGCATTCTGCCCTTGGATCTTACGACCTTGATTATCATATCCATCAGGATTGAGTTTGCTAACCCAACTACGTTCTTCTTTAGAAAAAGCTGACAGAGCAAGATTAATTTTCATTGCATCAGAAATAGGAACTCCAGAAGCAGTCTTATCTTTACCGATAAGGCTTAGAGTATCCATGACATCTGCAGAAGCTTTTGGAACGTTAACATCTTTCTTTTTCATATCATCGAAAAGATCACTTACAGTTGAAGGCTTACCTGTAGCTCCAAAAGAAGACTGCGTCATAAATTCCATCTTCCAACGTTTAAAATAATCCTTATAATCATTAGGGTAATCTCCAGAGATCATACCAAGACTCATTTTCCCCATGTTAGATTCTCCAACAATATCTTTAAGAATTTGATTTTGTCGAAGGAAAGGACCGACTTTACTATCTCGAAGAAGACTCGCAGTATCTTGATCCTTTTGTCCTTTCAAATCCCTTTGAAGACTGAAAAGAGTACCTGCGTCTTTCCCATACACACGATCTGCAAATTCATCAAAAATCTTAAGACTTGCATCGATTTTCTTATTGAGTTCGTCTGTTCCTCCAACAAGATTTTTAGTCAAGCCATTAGCGTCAGCGGCTCGTTTCATTTCAAAACGAAGTTGAGCACGCATGTTAAGAATACGCTGGCCTTCTTGTTCCCATTGCTGAGGAGTCAATCTAGCTGTTGCAGTAGCTGCTGAGTCAATATCAGTAATACCAAGCTTATTCATAATTCCATCGACAGCACGGTTAACAATAACAGACGAGGCTTCGTCGTAAAGCTTACCAGCCTGACGGCTTTTTTCTTCACGTCCGAGGTTTACATCATCCATTTTGGCTTTACGTGTTTGGATTTGGAACTCTTCCTGTTTAGCAGGCATAGCCCATTTGATAACATCTGCCGTAGTCCAGTCACCATTTTTAAGCTTTTGTAAAGCAGTAGGAGCATCAACACCATCAGTGATGATCCCCATATTACTTTTAATAATTCCAAAGCCTTGTGTTAAATCTTTATTAGCAGATTGACTTTGAGCATTAATATCTCGAAGAAGACTATTCACATAAGCATTAGCTGGATTAACTCCAGTTACCTTTGCGAACTCATCATCGATCTCCTTACGGAAACCCGGATGACGTGCACGAAGATCTTTAGCCGCAGCAAGTAAGCGTCCCTGATAATCAGTATTGCTTATCTTACCAGCTTGCCTAGCTCCGTTGAGTCTCTCAAGAGTCTGCGGGAGGTCTGTAGAGATTTCGTCGGGAGGTCCGCCGCCATCGCCTTCACCATCCCCGCCATCTCCAGAAAGAATACCTTTCATCTTTCCTGAAGCTTTAATACTTTCAAGGTACTCTGTATAATTCTGACGTTCTTTATTAGCAACGTCATAAACCTTATCCTCAATGTCTTTCTTGATCATTGAGACTCCGGCTTTGCCAAGGAAGTCTGCTCCCTTAGCAATGTCAGCGAAGAGGTCTCCGAAGCCTTTAGCGGCTACGCCTTCGGCTTGAGCACCATAAGCATCAGCTTGTCCAAGATATTCTGCAGAACGATCTCCGATCTTCTGGCCTTCAGGCATAATCCTGTTCTCTTCTACTCCACGAGGTTTAATTACATCGGGAGCATCAATAGGACGAGAGTTATTGCCGTAGCTAGGATCGTTAGTTTTTTGAATAGCTGGATTAACGGGAGCCATTATTGTGCTTTCTTTTCTTGAACGTTGAGATATCTCTTATAAGCATCTGCTTTATCTTCTGTCATATTGTTAGGAATTTTTCTAAGGTAGTAATCATTATTGATTTTCTCAAGGATGCTTCGATTGTCATCGACAGCTTTACCTACAAGACTGTTAATACGGTCTTCTCTAAAGTTACCCATTTGAAGAAGAACTTTAGCATTAGTTAAACTCTGCTTGCCTTCTTCATTATTACCATCTCTATGAGCAAGAGCCCCGCGATGGAAATACAAATTGAATTCCTTTTCAATGACCTTTTCGTATTCTTCTTGACTTTTCAAAGAGTTTCTTTTGGATTGAAGATCATTAATGTCTTGGTCTTTAACACCAATCAAAGCCATGACAGTTGCTTGAGCAGGACTACCTTCAGTCAAGTATGCTTCATTTTTACTCATCCATCTACCGAAGGCAGCGGCTGCGTAAATACGATAAGCACTATTGACAATACCAATCTGACGTAGAGGACCAACCCAGTCTTCTACTGTAGTTTTAAAGACGTCGTCGTCATCACTTCTTGCAAGACTTGCTATAGCGCGATAGATACCTTTACTGGACTGTATTGTACTTTTAGCAAATGAATAAGAAGCCCCTCCGATAAGGTCTGCGGTGGTTTTGTCAGTTCCCCAAATACTTGTAACAGGTTCGAGTCCTTTGTTACCAAATCGAGGTCCGATGTCGTACCAAGTTCCAGCTTGAGGATCACCTTTACCGGTGGCAAGGGCTCCAATTGCAGAAGGAAGACCTTCCATGAACATACTTTTCCAAAAGCTATCTCCAACGACATAACCGTTATCAAGAGCATATTGGCGTAGGTTATCTACTGCAGGAACACCAGTGACACCAACAGTCATGGGCAATCCATACATAGCTCCATTCCATGCAAGGAGTCTTCCTCGTTCTTTCCAACTAATACGATCACTAAAGAACAGACTGAGGAGTCTCTGCTGATATGCATAGAACTGCATAGGAACAGAAAAGACACCTTTATTCAAAGCAGTAGCGGAAGCTCTACTCATATTAAGGTTGAGAAGGTCAGCACGCTGGAGAATATCCGCTCGGTCTCTTTCAGTAATTCTACCAAAAGGATTCTTGTCTCTAAACTCTCTGTACGCAGTATACCAAGCTCCGTGACGGACGTTTTCTTCGCCGCCTCTGAAGAACATAGTACCCATGTCTAAGAACTTGTCATAGTTATTTTCAATAACCTTGACGTTCATGACATCGTCTACGATAGCCGCTTCTTTACCGACAAGGCCAAAGCCTGTCTTATGAAGCTCATTAAAAGCTTCAGTAAACTCACCGGGTTTCCAGTTACTGGCTCCGGGGAATTTAGCTTTAACTGCTAATTCATCAAGATGTTTAATAATATTAGGATGACTATTAGCTCTAGTCCAGAAATGAAATTGAGCTGCAAGACTTCCGGGAGCAGCGTACTTAGCACCAGCTATGCCATAGATATTTCCATACCCACCCATCTGAACTGCGAATTGAGCAATGTTATACAAACCCATAATAGGATGGAAAACAAATGAACGTACAGCAGCGAAAGGATCTTTCAGTTTAGGAAGAAGCCAGTCAGGAGTAATATTCTGAGCTTTAGGCCCAATCATCTGATAAATATAATCAGCTACTTGCTGGCTGTATTGGTAAAGTAAGTTATGATTCTCCGAAGGAATACCTACGATCTGATCAATCTGATACTTAGCAATTTGAAGACGTTTAACAAGATCAGCAGGAGCGCTAGGAGCGAATTTAGCTTCGTTATAATAATATTGCGGGCTGTACTTGATTTCATTAGGAGATGCAGCAAGGTGAGGACCAGCTTGTTTTAACCAATGCTCGACACTCATGATCTTATAATCATCATAGTAATTACTTTTGATGATTCTCTGGAGTCCGCGTTGCATTGTAGTGATAGGATCTACAGTCTTAGCAGGCCCTACTTGATAAAGAGGCTTGCCTGCAGAACCTATATCTTCAAGACCAAGAAGTCCAAAGCTATCTCTTTCTTGAGAGAATTCAATTTGATGTTGGCCTGCAAGAGTATTCTGTCGTGTTCCATCTTTGAAACTTGTATAGCGTTGTTCTGCACTCTTAGCGAGGCTTTGACCACGATTGACTACTTCAATAGGTTCATTGAGATTAAGCATCGGAGGAGAGAAGTTTTTACCTTTACTTCCCAAAAACCATTTCTTAACTACGTCCCAATCAATGGGAAGTTGCTTAGCTGCAATGGCAGCTCCAGCTTCATCGTTTGCTTTAAACTTCAAGCGGACAGCATCAAGCTTCTTCGCAAGATCTTTACCTTGCGAATTAAACTGGATGCCCATAATAGTAGTAGGACCTTCATACCAATGTGAAACATCTCCTTCAACATCACTACGACGGATATTAGCTTGTTGAATGTACTGATCGTAATCATACTGAAGATGGCCACCACCTCGACGAGGAACTTGATTCCAGTCCAAGGGACGAGTAGCTATCGTTTCAGAATAGACATACTGAATACGTTGTTCACCAACACTTCCAAAACCCTTGAACGGACGAGACCTAGGCTCATAGATTTCAACAAGTTGGCCTTCGCCTTTAGTGATCTTACTTTTTAAATCATTCTTGCCGTCAGGACCTTCAGATCTAAGCTTTTTAAGATTAACAATCTTTTCTTCACCAATTTTACTGCCCATGATGAGAATATTTCCATCACCACCGGGAAGATCACGTCTAGAAACACCGCTGAATTCAGGAGAAAGAATTTCTTTTCCGGCTTCATCTTTTACAACGACACGGTTAGTCATAGCTCCGACACGCTGCTGGTTACGAACAGAAGCGATGTTTCTGAACATCCTGTCGATTTCCATGCCGCGTTTGAATTCAAAGTATGCAGCTATTTCCTGTTCATCAGGAAGACGGCCGAGGACTTGAACCCAATCGGTAGTTAACTCTTGAGCATCTTTGTAGAAATATCCGGGCTTAGTGCTCTGAGGATCAATCTTAGTATCTGCGTATTCAACCATACGCTGCCATTCATTCCAGCGGTCACGGTTCTTACTGAACCTTCCCGCACGGAGTTTACTAATCTCAGAGACGTTGTCTTTCAGAATATTGAAATAACTATTAACTCCATAGACAGCAGTCTGCCGGTTAGCACGTTCAGCAACACTGAGAACACTCTCAGGGGAACGAAGCTTACCGAAGACACTCGTAAGGAAATTCTTCATCGGGCTGTCAGGAAGTTTAGTATAGCCTGTCTCAGCAATGAGAGAACGCATCAGTGAACTGTTCTCAGGAACAGGCACAGTCATCTTGACATAAAATCCCAACCCTTGCTGTTCAACTGTAACAACAGGCTTACCGATTTCTGTCTTAAATCCTTTGACTTCATCACCGGAAACAGTAACAGGCAACCAACCCTTCTGAGGGGTAAGGCTGCTTTCTACTTCACTAAGATAGTTTTCATCAAGGAAGAACTTAGGCTTTCCTTCTTTGACTAGTTGAGTAAATCCGGGATTGATTGTTCCAGCATCTGTCTTAACGGCAGACTCAGGAATGTAATAAACTTTAGGTTTCCTAGCAGCGTCAGTTCCGGGAAGAATTTCAACACCACCGAGTTTGTGATGTTCAATGAAGTTCTCAGCTACTTCGCGACTAAGGAAATAAGTCCCATCGTTCTTACCGATACGCATATCAGCAAGGAGATTGCTAGAGACTTCTTCTTTATAAAGCTTTTCTACATCAAGAACGTTATTCTTTAATGTAGGATACATATTAGGAATGTCATCGATAATAGCTCGAACAGCAGTCTCCCTTGAAAGAACATCGGGGATACGATCTACTTTCTTAAAGGTTTCTGCAGCTTCGACTACCTTACGCAGCATAGTCTCGCTATTTTCTTCGACACGGTTTACGAGGTCTCTAGAGGCGTTTGTAGAGCCTTTCTTGAAATCATCAAGATCCGTACGCATAGCACTAGTAAGGCTCTCTATGGCCCTCTCTGTGGCTCTGGGACGGCCTGTAATATCATCAGAAAGATTGACAGTAGACTTAACTACCGCAGCTTCTTTGAGGTCTCCAGCGCCTTCAAGGATAGTAGACTTACTTGCATTAGGTGCAGTTCCTGCTTCAGCAATGTCTTTAAAAGCCTTAGCAGTATCTCTCATAAGAACGTTAGTTCCTTTGACACCCGCTCTAACTCCTCTGGCAGCACCGCTAGCTAAGCCTGTGCCTGCGAAGTCAATACCAAGAGTGATGTTCTTCATCATGACATCAGACGAACTCATGCCGACCATGCTACGAGCAAAGTCTAATGCAATCTGATGATTGCCTCCAAGCCAACCAGACTTGAGGTTATCTATAATCTTTTTAAATTCAGTCTTGAACGCTCCTGCAGTAGGAAGGTCATATAATCTAGCTCGCTGAGCTTCAAGGTTAGCACCAAGACCCACACCTTCAATAATACCAATGCCTTCGACGTTACCTCGAAGCTGAGCATCAGTGTAACCGGGAATAGCTGTTTTGACTAAGTCAAACGCATAACCACCCCAACCCTGTTGCTTAATCTCATCTTGGAGATTTTCAACAACGGTTTGAGCAACCATTCGTTTACTTGCGAAGTCCGTAGCAGCGTTCTCCATCTCAAGAACCTTCTCAGGCGAGGCAGCCCGAGCTTCTTTAAGAAAGGAACCGTTACGTTCAGCAGCTCTGTCCAATTCAGCTACTAGCTGTTTGGCATAGCCTTGTTCAAGAACAACACCGGGATCGGTCTGTTCATTCATTTCATTCAAGAGCTGAGTAAGCTTTTGAATTTCTTCTTCAGAAAGATCTCCACCCTTCCGGCCTGCTACTTCAGCAAGAACCTTCTGGGTTTCTTCTCTCTTCCGGGCATCAATATCAGACGCAGCACTGCCACGGAGAGTATCTTCGTCTCCGTTATGCAACGTCTGGTAGATTTCATCTTTACTCTTCTTGAGGATTTCCTTCAGTCCGAATTCAAACTTCCAAGCACGATTAGTCGCAGTCTCTTCAGACATAGTCGCCGTAGAAGCGTTAGTGTCAAGGGAGACTGTAAAAGGTTCAGGAGCAGAAATAGGGTCTACAGAAATCCTGCCTGTGTCTTCAGGGAGGACAGGAGAGTCAGGTGTAGCCGGAGCCGGAGGCGCAGGAAGGTTAGGGTCTTCAACAGGAAGAGGGGCTTCAATAGCCATTAATAAATACCTTTAAACATTTTAGGAACCTGAGTTGAAGAAGTTAGTAAAAGAAGGAGCAGCCTGCGTCAGACTCTGACCTGCCGAGAAGATACTAGGTCCTGCAGAGAACATAGCATTTCCAGAAGAAATCTGAGACTGTCCGAGAGCAGCTTGCCCACCACCTGCGGAAACTTGACCAGCACCTTGCGATGCCAACGTCTGAGTATCTGCGAGACGGCTTTGGAAGCCTGCATTTTGAACTGCGTAATTGTAAGTCAGATTAGCTTTAGTAGTTTGGTTATTAGCTTGCTGAACAGCATACATATTCTGAAGATCACCCATCGCAAGATTATTCTGGCTAATGTTATAGTTATGATCGAAGATGTTGCGTCCAATTTCAAGGTTCTGTTGAACACCCAGAAGATTAACTCCTGTCTGTCCGCTGAACTGACCGTAGGCTCCTTGGAGTCCACTGCCTTTATTAGAACCAGAAGCTGTAGCTGTAGCGAGTCCGATAGCTCTACTTCGCTGTTGGTTACGGATAATCTCAAGTTGATTACGACGAGCATCAAGCTCCATCGCATTCATTTTCTGAGCTTCAATAGCCTGTTGAGCAGCTACTGTCCGTCTACCAATTTCAAGACTGCCTTGGCTTGCAGCAATGCTTTGCTGAGAACCTAGAACATTAAGATCTCGTTCAGCTCCAGCTGCGATTACCGAAGCAGCAGCTTGTTCTTTACTAATTCCAGCTTGCTGGCGAGCAGCTTCAGCTTGAATACGAGCGCCTTCTTGCTGTTGGCGAAGACCTTCTTCTTGACGTTCTTGCCCTTCGCTTCGTTCATAAGCGCCGTAAGCCATGCTCCCGACGCCGATAATTGCGGCAGCTGCTGTAAAAAATGCCATTAGATTTCTTTTATATAAGCTCTTTCACAAAGCTTATACCCTTTCTTTTCAAAGTACTTTCCCATATCTTCGTCAAGACTTCCCATTTGAATAGCAGAGCATTTAGAAATATGCTCAGCCCAATATTCAAAAGCTAAACGAAGTTGCTCTCCAATACCTTTACCACGTGCTTCAGGTGTTACATACCAAGCAATTTCAGTAGCTATTAAATACGGACCAAGAAAAGAAGGGATAGCTTTACCCATGATCATTCCTCCATCTGCGATAAGAATTATATCGCTTTCCGGAGGAGCTGAGAGCATTGAGTTAATTAAAGCGTCTACATATTCAACAGTATAAAATTTAGAAATGTGTTCAGTCTGTTTAATAAACTCTAAACCGTATTCTTTAATCTTATCAAAATCATTTGGTTGAGCAACGTGCATTAGTCGATGACCTTTTCGATCTCGACACTGCGATTAGCAAAGTACCTACGGACAGTATCTTCACAGTCACTGAAAGTAGTAAACTTCTGCTTCAAGGCTTCTGGAAGACCTCCAACTTCATATCGAAGAGTCCACATACCTTTAATATCATCATAGATTGCATGGAGATTATTTTCTCCCTGAAACAACCTAGGATCGACATTACCTTTGGTATCCCGAGGGTTCTTACCCTCCATAGGACGAAGGACAAAGGTACGGTCGTCTGATTTCATCTTACCGCGACGACGGGCTTCGACGTCATACATTTCTAACATTAGCTTTTAATAATCCTTGTAGTATTTGTAACAGTCTCAGCCAAGAAGTAGAAACCAATAGTCGCCATAACTACTGACCAAAGATTTGCATCTAACGGATCAGTCCTGCCTAACCCTAAGACTTTGTCATAGAGATAAATCTTGGTAAGATATACAGTCGGGCCGACAGCAAGCATAAAGCGCATTACAGCGTTTATTTTACTGCTCTGGCTCTCAGCCACCATTACATCGCGCTTAGCTTGTAAAGACGTTATACGCTCTTGGGCAGCGATCTTTTGCTGATCAGTCTTAGCATCAATAAGCTTCAACCGTTCATTAGCAATGGCGTTGGTGACGCCATTGATAGTTGTAAACAAACCGGGAAGAAGGCTGAGAAATCCCAGCATTACTTCTTCAGTTCTTCAGCAATATTAGTAGGAACGAGCTGGTTATTAACCGGGGTAGTTCCAGCACGACGGCCGACTTCAGAGATGATACCCTTAATTACAAGACCAATAGCGAACCAGAACATCTGGGTATTGCTAAAGCCTGCATCGAAATCAATAGTAGCAAGGCTGCTCCAGTCGATTAGAGCGATGACACCGAGAATGAAACCAGTAAAGACTTCAAGACGGGCGAGGAAGATGCTCCAACTTTTGTTAAAGAGAGCTTTAAGTTTAGACAGCACTAGGTTGATCCTTGTGTTTATAAGCGTAGATCATAAGACCAACGAGAGAGAGGACGACAGCGGTAGCGGAACTATAGATAATCCAATGATTAACGATATGATCCCAATAAGTATATGCGTAGACAACAGTTGAAGTAGCCGTAGCGCTTGCAGCGATGATAGGGCCAGTCTTGTTAAACACACCCATGAACTTCAGAATACCTGCACAGCCTAATTGTTTATCGACATGATTAGCATCGAACTTGCCATCAGCAATATACTTACCTTTAACATACTGATCAGTTCCAGCCCAGATGTATGGAGAAGGAATTCCCTTGTTGTAGTAGCCAAGACCATTATATTTTTCCAACATAGCTAAAGAGCCACCGATGCTCCAATCTTTATTCTTGGCAGCAAAAGGATGGCAATTGGTAAGGGCGTCTACAGCAGCTTCTTCCCATGATTTAAACGGACCACGTCCCTTAGGAACGCGGACTGATTTCTTATTCCATGGATCACCTTGAGCTAGACTTTTAGCCCAGTTCTGGTTTGACTCGCGGATATGTACAACACCGATGAACCACCATGGCACACCAGTGAGTTTCTCAACAGCTTTGTATCGAGCTTGAGCTTCGGGAGCAGACAACTGATCTGCAGCCTTTTTAAAGGCAGGTCCCATAGAAGCCGGGATACGCATAGCGTCCCAGCGTTTTTTATTCATTTCGGCAAGAGTTGCCATTATGGTGCTCCATTTACAGATTGGAAGGAAGACCAACCAATTATATCAAAGGGTTGATCGTCTTTAGACGATACTTTAAATTGAAGGACAGTTCCATGTCCACGGACTTTGAGACGCTTACGTGCGGAGTCAAAGTTTTCATCCGTATGGGTAATTAATTGACGAGAAGACCAACGTCCAGTTTCAGAACCTATATTAGCGTAGTCCCAAATACCTTGGAAGAAATAACTAACAGGAGAGAAAATCCTAGAAAATACACTCACCCAATTAGATTGAAATTTCTTAATTCCTTGGCCTGTTAATTTAAATCCAGAGATAAAATAACTATCGTAATTAATTCCGGTATTATCCAGAGTATTCCAATCAATATACCTTCCGCTATTACGATCCGCAAAAGTAAATTGATTTACTCCATCTATGTTTAATCCACTGACAAAGAATTTATCAAACTGGAGATTAACTTTAGAGTCTTCAGTATAAGTTACGACTTCTCTTCCGAGATCGTCGTAGATGAATTCACCAGAAAGATCTACTACGTTAGTTCGTTTTGTAGGTCGGGTAATCAATTCCGTAGAAACAATCGAATGAATCTTTACATTACTTGGAGAAATAGTCCAAGGATACCAAGCACCTGTTCTAGTATTAAAATTAAGCATACGATCAAATTCATAGCTTGCATCTAATTGACTTGTAGCGGTACTCCGATAAATCCATCGAATATGACCAGTGCCGGGGTTATACACCCCTCTGGCATATTTCTTAGATAAGATTGGAATTTCTTGGTAGAAAGTATTAATCGTATCGTAAGTCATAGATTTGATCATAGGAATGTTTTGCTCAGGCGTCATTATATAGATGCCTTCGCTATTCCACCAACAAGGATATCCACCTACGTCTACAAAGGATGTAGCTGACAGCGTACTGATCTTACCAATCTTTTGCGGAGAGTAATCGTTAGCAGTAAAGCCGATACCAGTAGAGCCTGTAATGAAGAAAACTCCATTGACAGCGAAGACACAAAGCCCTCCGGGGACGGTTACCAGTTTGTAGATACTTCCTGCTTCAAGAATATTAATAACACCACCATCCGTAGGAAGGAGATCAAAAAGATCTTCAGCAGTCGGATCATTTACTTGGTAGCATTTTTCATACTGATCTTCACTCTCAATAATTTGAGTAAAGTAGATACTACTATTAAATCCTTCTAAATTAATACCTGCGTAGAAAACACGCCCAGCAAAGAAGGCTGAGGTGCTTGGACGATAGAAAGTAGTATTAGTCGAAGGAACTCCGCTTAATCCTGAAACACCATCTCTATTTTGGAAGGCAAGATCAACAATAAAATGCCCTTTAACTGCAGGAGTATTACCTGCACTTATCCGGGCAATTGAAGCGTCGCTAGCATCGAAGTTATCTGTAGCGTCTTTAAACCTCCACATAACATCGGCATTGCTAGGCATTGTCGTTTGAGCTGTATCCCACAGAGTTAAATTATCCGTAGTCCAACCTTGGTTTAAAAGATTGTACTTATGGTTAATTTCAAGTCCTGCTAAAGAAGCGGTAGGTCTGGTAGTAGTAGAAAGTAAATCTCCCTTAGCTCCTTCGAAATCTCTAATCTTTAAGACAAGAGAAGTAGGAGTAGCTTCTTGAGTATCTACATTATAAGAAATTCTAATCGGATCACAATAAGGATGAGTTACAAAGAGAAGACCATTTCCAGAAGAATACTGAACTTCAGTCAAAGCGGGTTCAGGTGCACCTACAACTCCCGTTAATTCAACGGTAGTTGTTAAGGCATTGCTTGAAAAATTACCTGAGCCATCTGTTTCATAGAAGTACAGGGTAGCTCCGACTTGTGCGACTAAAAGGGTAAGGTCTCCGTTTCCTGCGACATTCTGCCACAAAAACGTAGACACTGCTTCATTTTGTCTTTCAATACTTTTACCTAGATAGTTACTTTCAATATCAAAACCTTCACGTCGAGCAACGCTACCGTCAATATCAAACTCACAATTCCAAGTCTCAGTACAAGCATTCTGAGGGAAGTTAAGACCTGTAGCTTCAGTAACTAAACCTTTAGCAAAGTTATTTTCGACAGCTATGCCGATTTGCCGGGTCATTACTTACGTCCAAAATTATTAAGCTGATTAAAGGGATGTGTAAGATTGTGAAAAGATTCAGTCGGAATATTTCTCCGGGTTTTTTGGAGATGTCTCCAGTTACGCTTAGCGGTTTGTTCTGCCTTAGCGTGGGTAACTTGCTTTAACTCAGTCCATGCAAGACTCTTAGCTTCGTTAAGAAGAAGAGCGAATTGCTGAGGCTGAAGGTTAGGAACATACGGATCTTCTTCTACGAAATCTGTCTTAAGACTTCCATGGCAAAGAGTCTTAGACGACATCAAAGTATTATCTACACTCGCATCATACGAATTAAAAATAATCATATTGTCGTTATAAGACGTATAATATTCAGGGGCACTGTCATTCTTGTAATAGAAAGTCAGAGTAAAGCCATTAGACTCAAGTTCCATACTAGAAACATCAGGTTCAGCAGAGTTTAAACTATGTCCGCGTTCGATGAAATCTTCTACAGGAATGTAGTACATCTCCCTCCAATTAGGAGAGGTTTCCGTCAATGTATGCCCGTTGTATTTAATCCAATCAATACGATCAATAGTCTCAGGTTTATACATTACGACAGGTTTATCTGTATCATTCGAGGCAGTAAGATTAAACAAAGCTTTATTACTTGCTAGATCACTTCTAGAAATAATATCGTCGTAGACAGTCTTGATTACTTTAACTACCTGAAGACTTTCAGGAGTGTCCCAAATACTATTGACTTCATCAGAGTCCATCGATGAAAGAATGTCTTGGGTTAATTCTAATAGAGTATATTTCATTATCTAGCCTTTATCCAGCAGAGCATAGTTGAATGTGCAGGGATTGCATAAGAACTTTCAAATGTACCTAAAGTTATCGCCAAATCAGATACAGTAGCTGAAGTCCTAGCAAGGTAGATTGCACAACCATGGAATAGACTGTCGTCAACTGGAGCTTGAGACATCGCAAGATCATTAGGAGCAATGTTAATCGTAGACCCAGTTCTGTTCACAACAAGGACTTTTACACGGGCTCCGCTCATAGCAATTGAAACTGGTTCGTCAGCATTGGAAGTAACACCACCGCCATTCCAGACTACGTAGTGAGGGTAGAAACCGCTTGTACCATTAGTATAGTTAACAGCCGCTTGGACTGCGCCTGTTTCTGTATTCTTGACACAAACAACATCGCCATTGACAAGAAGTCCACCTGTACGGTTGATTCTTATATTACTTGGACCTGCTTGACCTGCCGGAACGTTTTCTCCATCGTAATAAGCAAAGCTCTGCCCTGCGAAGTTAGCGATAGCAGTACCACCACCACTGGCATTGAGAGAACCTGCTACGACTTTAGGAAGGAAAGGAGTTCTGTCTTTGAAACACATCGGATCGACAGAGTCGACAACACGATATGGATTGACAAGAACACACTTAGAGTTAGCAGTAGGATCAGCAACTAGACTTCGGATTTCTTCAGTACGCATTCCAAGGCGAGCTGCATAAGCATTAGGCTCCCAGAAGATTGCATGTGGAGAAGTATTAGGTGCAAAGCCATCTGATCTGAGTTGAGCATCACCGTAAGCAATACGATAATACCCGCTTACAGTAGCCGCAGGAATTTCTCTATCGAGAATTACTTCCCGGACAGAACCATTACAAACAAAGCTATCAATATAAGCCGCATAGAAATTCCCATCAGTACCTGTAGTAACAAACTGAAAGTTATTGTAATCTCCAGTAGTCCCTTGCATGAACTGATCACTTCGAAGCGTCATACGAGTATTCGAAGTAATAGCTTGGATTTCACCTTCTTCAATCTTACGGGCACCTTGGCCAGCAAAGAAGCAACTAGGATCGACGTATAGATTGTCGCAGCCACCGCCGTAGGGGAAACCTGTTCCGATAGTACCGAAACCTGTAGTATCAATGATACCTACAAGCATGTCGTTGAATTCGCAGCCGTAAAGAGCAACGTCATTGACCTTGCCGATAGTATCACGAGGACCACGAAGACGGATAGCGTACCTGCCACGTTCAGCCAGAAGAGTAGCAACGGAGTAGAGTTTAACACCAGCATGTGCTGAGGTAGGCTCCCATCGTGCTCTAAGGCTACGGACGTTGACGAGTTTAGCAGACCAAAGACCGCCAGCAGCAAAGCTGTGGAGATCAATCAAAGCGCCTGCAGGATTGCCAGCTACTTCGCAATTCTCCATGAGAAGTCTTGCGCAGTTAGACAAAGCAATAAGAGGTTGGTCAGTTGTCTTGTCTCCTCGGCCAATAAGGGTCAACCCTCTTAGTTTAGGATGACTAACCTGTCCTCGAAAAGTAGTACCTTTCCAAGAAGGTTGTCCCATAAGATATCTAGCAGCAGGGCTGATCAACCGGATTACAGTTGCCTGTTCTCCAGCTCCTTCAAGTTCAAGACCGGGAGTTTCATCCCATGAATTTCCTGCCGCAGTAAAATCAGGCATATCAAGTTGCTCAGCAGTCCAATTGCCTTTCTTCAACCACAGATTGAGTAGGTTGAGACTTCTTGCTCGGTACCATGCTCCTGTCAAATTCATTCCGTCACTTGGATTTACAAGATCATGAAGGGCTATGGCTGGAGCAGCGCCTGTAATCTTAGAGATATTCTTGACTTGAGCGAAGGTAACAGGATCTTTATCATCAATAGCATTAGGAAGATTGATAATCCTGTTATCATTCATATCAAGCTGCCCTTCCATCATGTTGGGAGAAGTCCCATCACGTGAAATGGTATTTTCAATTGCAGCTTCTAGCTTAGTATTGTTTAGATTAATCGCAGAAACAGCTGTAGCTTCATTCTGAAGATTAGTCACATCTTGTAAATTCAACTTCATCTTAGGTCTTTATGCAGGTCATCAAGACAATGCTAGTCGGACGAGCTTCAGAACTACCGTTAGAAGACGTAGTCAAACTATAAGGATGGACGTGAGCTGTCGAAGCACCTGTAGTACTTCCTGCGTAAGTATGCGTATGATCGATGTTAGTCGTCGCACTGGCATTAGGCTGATCGAGAAGACCCGAGCCACCTGCAAGAGAGATCGAACCTGTTCCGCCGATGATAGGTTTCTGATAAACAACAGAGGGGTTTTGGTTTCCATTCATGGCAGAAGTAGTGCCAGAATAATCGTGGGTATGGCCGATGTTTTCATCGCCAGTTACCCCCGAGGCAGTATGCGTATGCGCAAGGTTCTGACTGTCTTGAAGAACACCAATCGGATTAGTGCCAACACGAGAACGTCGATAACGACCTGCTGTCGAAACATCAGGTAGACGAATAATATCTGTTCCAAGATACCACGGAGATACAATTACAGTAGCAGACCCTGAAGAAGCTGCAGTACCAGACATTGTAATCTGAGCGGAAGAATCAATTGAAATGATTTGAGTCCCTGCTGTAATACCCGTACCAAATACGTAGTATCCGACTTTCATTCCTGTAGTCGAAGGCAGAGAAGTAATAATAGCGCTACCAGAAGAACGATTGCCGGTGCGCTGAATAGTTAAAACTGAGAATAAAGAAGGGTAGGTGTTGATGTTAATATAAGAACCATCGCACTCCAACCAACCTGATTGTGCAACAGGCCAAGCAAAGTCTGCGATTTGTCCTGTAAAAGAAGAAATACCAAGGGAAGCCCAGTTCCCGCTCCCACTTCCGTTAGAAACGTAAACCTCACCTATATTGGCGTTTTCAATACCCTTGGGTTCATGAAGTTGATCGCCGGTTAAAACGGCATGAGAGATTGTATCGACCATAATAATCCTTTAAGAAATGGGGGCGCTAAGGCCCCCATTCGTTAGTCCTTACGGACGCTCGTAACGGATACGAACCTTGATGACGCCAGCAGTAAATGCAGTCGCAGAAGTGCGAGAGCAAGTAATGTGGCCCACGAAGGGAACGGTAGTTCCGTTAGTGATGTAGGCACCCACAGACGTGCTGCCCTTGACGAGACGGAGCTTGGCTCCGGCAGTCAGAGAAGCAGTCGCCATAGCGGCCACGATACCGTCGAAGTCCATCTCGGTCGTACGATCAGTACGAACAAGACCGATGTCAATCGCGGTGCCGGTTGCGGCAGCGGTCTCGACATAGATTTCAACTTCCTGAATCTTCACACCCGTAGGGAAGAAGATGTTGTCGTTGATGACGGTTTCGGATTCGGTGAGGGTCGTCAGATCGATACGAATTTCGATCTCACGCTCAGCACCAGTAGTGCGGTATTCGCCACCCGTAGAGGTGACGGTCTGTTCAGTACCATATTTCTGGTAAAGACCAGCGTTGTCATTCCAAGCCATAGTGTTTCCTTTCTACTTAGACTACCTGATCCACGTCGGTCAGAACGATGACGAGGTTTTCAGGGCGGAACACTTGCACACCATACTCACAGATCGTGAGGAACTCAGTCTGCTGGAGATCTTTGTTGAACTCGCTGAAGACTGTGGGCATCTGGCGGAAAGCGGCGATGAACGGAGTGGTATCACCCGGCTCAGCGCTAAAGAAGAGATTGGCGACGCCAACCGTAACAGACTTACTGTTAACCGTCTCCGCGATATTGCGCGGCAGATAGTTAGACACGTACACGTCAAAGCCATAGAGGCTGAAACGGAACTGGAAGCCCGACACGAGACCCTCGTGCACCAGATTGCCCCACTTGGGCATCGGGGACAGAAGGTTGACCGAGTTGGTCTGGTTCTCAATGGCGAAAGCCACCGAGGGATCGACAATCGCAACGAGATTGCGCATCGGGACGTTTGCACGACGGAGAGAATACTCCGCGAGCATGAAGTCTTTCAGAGCAAGGGTTTCGTTCGTACCCGAACCGACCCAGCGATGCGCAGCACCGTTGATGAGGTTCAGATCGGATGCGGTTTGCGACGAATTAGCACGGCTGAAGACACGAGCTTCAAAACCTTTCATGAGGGCACGATGCTGCTCAGGAGCGAAAGCTGCCTGAACCTCTGCCGACCAGAAGCTGTCACGCTTGAACTTCTCGGAGATCGAGTTAGCCGAGTACTTATACTGATCGATCTGGAACGTGAAGTTACCAGTGTCGAACTTATTGTACTTGATTGCTTGACCTTCGGCGAAGTCAGCTTGTTCAGCCTGACCCAGTCGGGGGATGTTTAGAGTCGTACCGTCCGGAAAGTCCGTGATCGTTCGAACAAAACGCATGGCGAACAGGTCGTCCTGAAACATCCGCGTAATATCACGCGAATAGATTTGGGCTCGGACGAGGTGTTCGTTAGTGAGAGTAGTGAACCCACTAGCCATTAGTTATAGTCTCCTGATTTGATTAATGACCGTATGCTCTCCAGTCACCGTCTTCGAAGGCAGAGCCTAAGGCGAGGGCGTCTTTGAACATTTGGTCTTGGATTTTTGGACTACGATAAAGCGTGGGGTTTTCCTTACGGAGCTTCTGGTAATAAGCGTTAGTTCGCTTAGGTTCAGTTCCCAGAGGGGAAGCTGTACGAGAAGATGCCGGAGGAGCTTGGAAGCCTTCTTGCTGACGTTGGCCAGTAATGCCGAGTGTCTTAAAGAGCACTTCGGGATGTTTACGGGCTAAGCCATTGACGAAGTCTTTATCAAGACCCATGCTATCGATGGTTTGTTTAAGAGAACTTTGGTAATTAGGTCCAAAGTGCTCGATGAGTTTAGCTTCTACTGTACGAGCATTTTCTTCCTCACGTTCCAACTGTTTATTCTGTCGGATACGTTCGTTGATCATCTCGTCAAGTTTAGCTTGATCGAAAACGGGCGACTCAGGTTCGCTGGGGTTAGTGCTAGTCTGTTGCTGGTTTTGAGTACCGAAACGTTGTTCGAGAATCTCAGCCAGCTTTGGCCCTGCTTTGTACTCTTCCTGCAGACGCAGATAATCAGTACGGAGTTCGTCCTGACGCTGCTTCATGTGGTCGATGTACGCGTCACCGTGATACACAGATTTAGCCAAAGCTTTTTTCAAGTCTTCATCAGACTCATATTTACTTCGGTCAAACTTACCTCCGGGTCCGGTCAGGACTTCAAAAGGGTCTACGGTGTTGTCGAGGTTGGGTTGGCTACCATCCTCTTTAAAAAGGTCGGTCATTGTTTAAATCCGCCTTCAGTAAGAAGTTTAATAAGATCGTCTTTAGTCATATTCTCAGCAGCGATATTACCGTCAGCTTCAAACATAACTACGACATTTTCGCCTTTGGTCAGGTGAATAGTAGTTTTCATTGGTTATAAATGTCTTTCTGTTGGTCCAGATTGATAAGTGATTTAATTTCGGCTATAGCACGGCTATACCCGTTGTTGTCCGCTGCTTTGAAACTCCAAGAAGGAGAGTCATAAGAAGAAAGGCTTTGGATTACTCTTTCAGCTCCTTTTTCTTTTTCAGTCAGAATTGTTGCAAGTCGTTCTAAGACAAGCCTAGAACCGATTACTGAATTATGAAACCTGTCTTTTTCCTCTTGGGTCTTTAGGTGTTGGGTCCAAGCTGTTTTCATTGTATTGCACCTTGCATCATAGCTGCCCCGGGTTGAGGCGTATCAAGATCATAATCTTCACCCATTCCAGACGCAGTCTGGGTAGCCTGAAGAGTCTGTTCTTGTAAGGCTTGAGCCATACGCTGACCATCGGCCTGTTCGGACAATGCTACGTACGGGATGATTATTTCTTCATTCTCGATGTTGAAAGACTTTTCGAACATCTTTGCCAGCTTAACGCCCGAGAAGTGTGGTTGTACCACAGCCCACAGGGGAGAGCTTGCAAGACTTGTAAGATTTTGGATAAGCTCGGCTTGCTCTGCAAAGTGACGTGCAGCGACAGGTTTGATACGCCCAATACCCGTAATGTCCTCGACAGTGAGGGAGCGGAATGAAGCGGCTTTAAGTTCATCATCAAATACCTTTATAACAGTCACGCCAGTCAGATTACGACGAGATAGTTCAAGCTGAGCATTCAGAAGAGGCTCGACAACTTGTTCTTCGAATTGTTTAATTTTATTCTGAAAAACGCGGCTGGCAGCGTTTTCTAACCTTTGAACCTCATATTTTGTTTTCTCTCCCGGAGTACGGAAGCCCATTGCTTCTTTAGGAGCGCCAGCCATTTCTTCCATCAACGCCATAAGGTACTGGACCTCATTGTTAGCGCTCATAATTTCAACACGGGGTTGAACAAGATCGACATCGCCTTCTTCAGACGTATAGATTTTCTCTCCCGGCTGCCAAGTGAACTCTTCGACAAAGCCTTTGATCTTCTGGACAGGATATGTCACAAGATCCCAGATATCAGCTTTCATATTCTCGATATGATCGATACGGTATTGCATACCAACGAGGTTATCGAGAGGACCCATTCCCCACAGGTTGTCCTGCTTCTTACGCCATGCGGCATGGAAGATTGGAGGGAAACCAAAGAAGGAAGGATTAGGCTTCGAGTTAATAAGCTTATGCCGATCGACGACAGTAATGACATGGTTCTTAAGAAGCGTGTCAGTTTCATGGTCGTACATATCGCCATAGAAAGTCAGGACTTCAACAGTATCCGACTTGAGGTATTCTTGGAAGGAAGTAAATCCGTCCATACCATAGAGGTTATCACGCTGCTGCCAATCACCTGTATAGTCTTTAGCGGCGGAGCGGATTTCTTTCAGGTAATGCCAAAGCTCTTCATATTCTTCACGATTTTCATCGTTAGTCATCTTTTCAAGAAGGCTCTTTAACTCCCCAAGAGAGATATGGCTTCGGACGATTTTAGGAGAAGACTCAAAAGAGGGAGCGGTAGGGTTCATGACAATGTCAAGAGGAGAGATACGGCGAACTGCCGGACCTACGTACCCTGCTTGAATACCATTAGCCTGTTCTACCCTCTGGTCGGCCCATTCAACAGTTACGAAACAATTACCGTAGTCGATATAATCTAGGACTACTTTGTCGATTTCATGTTTAAAGGACGGTTGAGAGATAACCCAAGACATGAAATTCGAAATCGAATCTCGCTTGGCTTTACTATTAGAGTCTTTTTCGTTGGCTTCCCATATGATAGGAACTCGGTTAGGAAACATCGTTGCCGTGTAATTAGAATAGAGATTATCTCTAATCTGACACAGCTTCGGGATTGTAGTTTTATTCTTCCAAGGCAATTGCGCATTGCTGGTGTGTGTGGTATCAGTCGCGTAAACGTACTGGCGAATTTCTTCCCAGTCACGAAGTTTAAGCGAGCGCATGTTATTCCACGTAATCCAAGTCTCGGCAATCTTAGTTGCACGACGGTCTGGAGAGACTACGTCTTCTACATGGAGGACTTTACCGGTCATTAATTAACTTTCAGGCTACACCACCCCAACGGGTGTTGAATTGGAAGGCAGGTTGAGATTGGCGGGATTTAGCGAAGATGTTCATAGGAGCTACTGCGAAGTCGATAGCAGACGCTAAGGCGTCTTTGATATCGTCATGTGCAGGATTAGCGAAAATCAGTTCTTCTTCAAGAGCTTGAATATTTCCGCCAGTATAGTGATAGATTTGTTTATTAGCATATTTGGGTTCAAGAACAGCAAGGATACGTTCTTGTTTACTTCCTAACCAACGGCTAGGGCGGAACTCATCTACTGATAAACCTAATCCGAGTTTACGGATGTAGTTTTCTTTCAGATCGTTTACGAGAGCTTGCTGAGCGACAGAGACTTCGGCTCTGATACGCCTAAAACCCCATTTTTCATACAGCTTGATAATTCTTCCGAAGTACTCGGACGGAGTAGCAGTCCTGAAGCGATCAATGTCCATAATGTAGTAGTTGTGATCACCGTCTACTCCTACGACGACGATACACGTATAGTCGGAGTTCTTACCTGTAGAATAAGCAAAATCAACAGCAGCAACGACATTTAGCCTTGCGCCTTTGAACGTCCACGTGGATTCTCTTCGAGAGAGGAAATTCTGGTCGTAGTATTGGAAGAGGCTTCGCTGGATTGGCGAAGAGTCGATATCATGAGGGTCGTTATAGTATTGGGCACGGAAGTGGATTTTATTAACATACTGTGCTCGTTTTTGAGCGAGAATGTTTTGATCAAATCCAAACCACTTTCCGTCAACTCTTTGCTGACGCGGCCATATGAATTGACCAGTTCCATCGCCAAAGTTTTCAACAGCGTACTCTTTAACTTCAAAAAGTTGAGTTCTTTGATTAACATTGCCAATTTCATCGTAGCTTTCCATCTCCATTTCTAACAAAGTAGAATACAAATCTTTAGGGTGATACCTTGTACCGACAACCCATTCTTTAGCATTCCCTGCTTCAATAGACGATAAATAGCCGTACTGCTCTTTTACCTTTTCTCGTCCGTCTTCGATATACGCATTGCTTGCAACAACCACGTCATCAAGGACTGCGATATCACAATGCATACCAACAATGTTGGTAGTAAGCCCAGCAGTGAAAATCGAAGGGTCTCTAATAGACTCAGTTTTTCTTTGGGGGTGGTCAACTGAGATTTCCCTTTCAGTCCATTTTTCTCGCTTGGCTTCTTCTTGATTAACCATTTCTGGCCAGAAGCGTCTGTAAGTATCAGAAGCAAGAATATCCTTCATAAACTTTAACTGCTTAGTAGCAAGGTTACTTGTACTAGAAATATAAAGAATACGAAGAGTAGGATCTCTTGTTAGTTCCCATACGACACGGTATGCTATAAGAGCAGACTTCATGTGATCGCGGGGAAGTAGTAATAATTGATGGCTCTTTGCAGCAGAACTAGTCCACCACTTAATAACTTCTCTATGGACGTTACCAAGAACACGGAGAGGATGGATAAGCTGAATGAATTCTTCTAAATCAGACTCAGCAAGCTGCCGACGTTCGTCGAGCTTCTGCTCTGAGTCCGTTAATTTCTTTTTCATTTAAAATTATACCGCTCCAACACTCAGGAGGTAGGCTTGCTCTAAATTATAATAGGAAAGGAATTGAGCTTCAGTCCAAGCTGTAGCATTAATAGCGGAGGCACATTGACGTACCGAATAAAATCCACCTGATCGAAGAAGAGAGACGTTACCGGTTCCGAAGGTACTTGAAGCGATTGTCTTAGGAGAAACAAAGACCCCATTTCGGAGCATATTGTATGTTCCTGAAGCACCTCGAGCAAATCCGTACAAACCAATACTATTAGCGACAGTAAAGGTCTCTACAGTTTCTGCATGGGCGCGAGTATTCAAAGCTGTACTATTACGGCCACTCACGTAAGAGTTAACACCTGCTATAGTACCCATATCCCGGCCGTTAGAATTGTTGTCAGTTCTAGAACGAAACAGCATAGTATGGTTATTAATTGTAATTAATGGAAGAGAAGCTAGACCTACCCCATAATCTAAATAAGAAGAAGTACCATTACCGGTAAATCCTCTGTCGACTTCAAATACAGCCGAACTATTAGTTAAAGTAATTTGACCGGGGTTAACCCAGTTAAGACGTCCTGCTTGCTCATCATGAGCTGCAAGAATGTGAAGGGTGGAGATAGTATCCCACAAACCTGCTTGTTTAAGTCCTACAATAAAACTATTCATAGCATTCTTCCTAGCGGTAGAAGGAGCTACAGACATTGCAGTAACTAAAGTATTAGTTGAAGTATCATAAGTAACTTGAGTCGGTTGAGCCCCTTGTTTAGAACTAACAAGAGTATAACCTCCAGCGCCGTCACTGATAATATTAATGCTTCCGTTGAGATTATTAACCTCAGTAGTAGAAGTAACTACGACAGCATTATAAGCACCGCACGGGTGCATCCGCCCAGTTAAAGTCGTTCCGTTATTGATAACAACGTTATAGGAACCGTCTAGAGCTTGGAGTCCTGTCAAGGTACTTCCGTCTACGACAGTAAGACGAACAGATCCGTCAGTGTTATAAAGGGACATTAATTCTTTCTTTTTCCGACGTAACCTTCTCCATGGGAAAGTTCATCTAATCGTTTTTCAATCATATTGATACGATTGTCTTGGACTGCTACTTGGGTAAGGATCTTACCCAATTGAGCAAAGGCTTCCGCAAGGCTTCTTTGAGAGTCTTGAAGGTATTGAATATCATTTTTGATTAAAGAAAGTTGATTCTTCATGCCTTGAAGAAAAATTGTAAAAGTAATACCCAGAAGGATGGTCTGAATAACCAATCCCATTGTAATGGTGGGTTCGAAAGTCAACCCAGAGATCACGGCTTAATCAACATATTAGGTTTGAGAATATTACTAGGATCAGGCTTAGCTACTTCTAGCAACGTAATAGCACGCTGACCGAGGAGAACTTGTAGAACAAGCAGTCCACGTTGATCTAATCTGTCAATGAGATGTTGGAGATCAAGTGCGCCTTGCTCCGGAGTAATTTCAGTAGTAGTTTCAGTCATAATATTCCTTAAAAGGGGGGCCGAAGCCCCCACAATTATTCGGGCATCAACGAAAATGCGACGCTAACCGAAGTCATTACTTGGCCTTAGTCATCACCGGGGTGATCTTAGACTTGTCGACGCGAACTTCAGAAACGGGAACGGTCACATCAGTGCCTTCCTTCTTCTGACGCTCTTCAATCTTCTTAGGGTCCTGACCATCACGGAGTTCTTGGAGATCTTTATTCGAGATCACCTTGACATCTGCGACCGTAGAGCCATGAGCGAGGTTAAGCTGCTTCTTCTCTTCCTCAGTCACCTGAAGCTGATTCAGCTGGACCTGCTCTTCCTGACCCTGCGAATCGAGGACTCGGTAGGTAGGAGAAACATCAGCACCGTCGGCACGACCGAGGAGCTGGACTTCGCGATTTTTATAAACTGCCATATAATTTCCTTTAGATTTATTACCTACGGGGCTTTAGTAGGCTTGTTATAAATATACCCTTGACATAAGTATATCATAGTATATACTCCGTAGTCAACTTTATTCTAGAAAGGCAGTTATGGACGAAAACATTTTATCTGAGAAAGACATCGAAAACTTAGAATGGGCGAGAGATTTCATGAATAGGTATGAGAAGAAGATTAGAATGCCATTTAAATGCCCTAGGAAGCCCCGTGGTGAGTTTAAATGATTAAGGTATACCGATACACCGGAGAAGGTGCAAAACTAATCAGAGAGGCTTTAAAAAGCGATATAGTTGGTTTAACCGAAACTCGAGTATGTTGGAGTATTACTCCTGACGGGTATATTCCGTGCTTCCTCAATCGAAAGAAAGTATATGTTCATGAAAGCAGTCTATGACTAAAAGAGATCCTAAATGTATTATCCATAAATACGAGTTTGATGTAGAAGGACAGGATATCTACCTAGAAATGAATGGAATGTTTAGTCTGAGCGAAATCGAAGATTATATCAAGAAAGCCAAGAATCAACAGGAAGACGAAAAATATATTTGTGGGGAGAGTTACTATTACTAAACGATATTGGAAGAAGTGGTGGAAGATGTACGGGGTTATCCTTGCTTGGCTTATCCCGATTCAATTGATTGGTTTGATAATTCTTAGGTGGTTTGGGTTTATTTGATGTGGAGCTTTTATGGATGGAGAAACCAAGAATGGATTATAGGCTTTTGGTTCCTTGGTTGGAAGAATATTCAATTAGGGGTTAACGTTTGTCTTGAAGGGAATGTAGAACTTCATGTTCCCTTTGGATTTTTTATTATTGGAAAGACGAAGAGTTATTCGTCAGCAAGGTTTGAATGATTATGGACCAAGAATTTAAAATTCAGCTTCAATTTATGCTTGAGAGATTTCTTGAAGAGAACCTTGGTGTAGTTGATGCCGCTGACCAGAAAAATAAAATCATCGGTATTCCGTTTGTTTGTCAGAATATCGTAAAGCTGATCCATTAAAAATTTCTCCGAGATATTTTTGAGGTGTAATTCAATGCTGCCTTTGGACCCCCCGACCCCCCTTGACCCCTAGGATTATAGACCTAGGACTATAAGGATGTGAATGCTTTCCTAGGAAGGTAAGCCTAGTAAAAAATACCTAAGGTAAGGTATGCTTATAATCCTAGGATTACTTACCTTGATATGCATTGACTAAGTTCCTAGGTCTTAGTTCCTAGTAGTACATATGTATAACCTTAGGTATGCTTAAGCGCATGCCTCGTGCCGAGCTATGCAAAAGGAAGGAATGATATCATTTCTGGGAAATGCATAGGTGTCATGCATTACTGCATAGCTAAACCTCTTGCCTTTGCTGTCTCACCGTGGCATTGTTTGATCACAGACAGCGACTGACTTGTTCCTCCCGACCGCTCCGGCAACAGGGAACTCTCGTCAGACCGCCAGTCTCACTACCGACTACCGACTACCGACTTGACTAGCCTAGCCTATTCTGATCTACTCTCGACTACGGATTGATACCGGCACAATGCAGCCATACGGTTAGCGCGCGGTGTCCTCTGACGATACGCTTATTCGGGTTAGCGGCCGATATGGCCTAGTCCTAGGCATGACGAAATATAGGCGTGATTACTATCCGCACCGTAAGGTGAGGCGTTGTTTGAAATCGTTAAAGCTTTGGTTGTCTCTGCTAGGCCAGCATGGTCACATGACCGGAAAGGCTAACAGATGCACAAGAATGAAGCCCAAGGCGTCGCTGTCACCACACACGACAGTGATCGCAGGATTATCAGCCGCACTGTCATTCAGTGTGTTCACGCGGAACAAGCAGAAGAATTATTTATGGCAGTTAATAAAACTGCCAATCTGCGTGCGGCTCTTGTCTATCGTTCTGTCGATTGTTTCGGCAAGCTTGTTTGGCTGGAATGCTGACATGATTACAATACACTGGCCCCGAAAGGGGTTTGTTTCAGAAGCATCCATCGTTCAAGGTGGATACGCTGCTAAGGCAATGTTCGCGGAATACTACTGCGGCCGCGAACCTCCTAACTATCCGTTGCCTGCCATGATCGGGCAAGTTGATTGTTTTTACTACCTTTCCCCCGATCTCGGTGAA